CAAAAGTTAAATATAAATATAGGCCGGTATAATAATAACGGTGGAAGATCAAAAATAATAGAGCATTATGGCTGAACCAGTTGTAAAAAGTTATTTTCCAAGCCAAATCGCTAGTGATTTAGAAAAGATTACCCCTGAGTATGGACTTAAGGTAGCCAAAGCTATAGAGCACGAATGGTTTAAACGGGATTCCGGTACTAATCGGTATTATAACAATCAAAACACTTTTCATCGCCGCAGATTATATGCGCGTGGTGAACAATCAATTCAAAAGTATAAAGATGAATTATCTATTAATGGTGATTTGTCTTACCTTAATTTAGATTGGAAGCCCGTACCAATTATACCTAAGTTTGTAGATATAGTTGTAAATGGCATGTCAGACCGCATGTTTGACATTAAAGCGTTTTCGCAAGACCCATATGGCATGAGTAAACGCACTGAATATATGGAGTCTATATTGCAAGACATGCAGAACAAAGAACTAAATGAATTTGTTCAAAATGAAATAGGTGTTAGTTTATTTCAAAATCCGCCTGAAGAACTACCAGATTCAAAAGAAGAACTTGAATTACATATGCAGCTTAGCTATAAACAAGCTGCTGAAATTGCTCAAGAGCAAGCAATTAATACAATATTAGAAGGCAATAATTATGATTTAACACGCCGCAGACTAATATATGATTTGGTAACAATTGGGATGGCATGTGTTAAAAACAATTTTTCAACATCGCAAGGCGTTACTGTAGAATACGTTGATCCTGCGGATATTATTTATTCATATACAGATTCCCCGTATTTTGATGATATTTATTATATAGGTGAAATTAAAACAATACCTATTAATGAATTAAAAAAACAATTCCCAAATCTTACTAACGAAGAATTAGAAGATGTTACAAAACAAGGAATTCAAAATACAGATTTTTATCACAGAACAATGGACGAGACCAATAACATCGACCAAAACTCTGTGCAAATATTATATTTTAATTATAAGACCTATGCTAATGAGGTATATAAAATATACAGATTTTTATCACAGAACAATGGACGAGACCAATAACATCGACCAAAACTCTGTGCAAATATTATATTTTAATTATAAGACCTATGCTAATGAGGTATATAAAATAAAAGAAACTGCAACAGGTGCATCAAAGATATTAATTAAAGATGACCAATTTAATCCTCCAACAGATGTATTAGATGGCAATTTTGAAAAAGTGTCACGTTCACTTGAGGTATTATACGAAGGAGCATTAGTGCTCGGGACAAATACGTTACTTAAATGGGAGCTTGCTAAAAATATGATGCGCCCAAAGAGCGATTATACTAAAGTTAGAATGAACTATAGTATTGTTGCCCCTAGAATGTATAAAGGGCGTATTGAATCATTAGTAAGCCGTATTGAAGGTTTTGCTGATATGATCCAGCTAACACATTTAAAATTGCAACAGGTGCTATCACGCATGGTTCCAGATGGGGTTTATCTTGATGCCGATGGTTTAGCCGAAATTGATTTAGGTAACGGTACAAATTATAATCCACAAGAAGCCCTTAATATGTTCTTCCAAACAGGTTCTGTTATTGGTAGATCATTTACTTCAACTGGGGATATGAACCCTGGCAAAATGCCAATTCAAGAATTGCAAAGTGGCGCTGGTGGCCAAAAACTTGGGGCATTAATTAATACATATAATTATTATTTGCAAATGATCCGTGATGTTACGGGTCTTAATGAAGCGCGTGATGGCAGTATGCCAGATAAAAATGCTTTAGTAGGTATTCAAAAAATAGCTGCTGCAAATTCAAATACTGCGACTCGCCATATATTACAAGCTGGCTTATATTTAACAGCAGAAACAGCTGAATGTTTAAGCTTACGTATATCTGATATAATAGAGTACTCGCCAACTCGTGAAGCATTTATTCAGAGCATCGGTGCTCACAATGTTGCTACTTTAAGTGAAATGGTTAATCTCCATCTTTATGATTTTGGTATATTTATTGAATTAGCGCCTGACGATGAAGAAAAACAATTATTAGAAAATAATATTCAGATGGCATTGTCCGCTGGACTAATTGAACTTGGGGACGCTATTGACTTAAGAGAGATTAAAAATATTAAGCTTGCTAATCAATTATTAAAGATTAGACGCCAAAAGAAATTGCAGCGCGATCAACAGATGCAACAAGCTAATATTCAAGCACAGGCTCAAGCAAATGCTCAAGCACAACAAGTGGCGGCGCAGGCGGAGGTGCAAAAGCAACAAGCATTAGTGCAAATGAATATGCAGGTTGAGCAAATGAAGGCGGAGCTTGAACAACAAAAACTAATGCGAGAAGCAGAAGTTAAAAAAGAATTGATGCAGCTTGAATTCCAAATGAACATGCAGCTAAAAAGTGCCGAGGCAGAAGTTTATAAAAGCAAAGAAGGTTTTAAAGAAGATCGCAAAGATAAGCGCGTGGATAGACAAGCAAGTCGCCAAAGTGAGCTTATTGATCAAAGAAACAATAATACTCCGCCAAAAAATTTTGAATCAGCAGGCAATGACGTGTTGGGCGGATTTGACTTAGGTTCCTTTGAACCTAGGTAATATAAATAAGTGTATAATTATATAATATTTTATCATGAAAGAAGAAGAAAACAAATCTGTAGAAGCTGTTGAAAACGCAGTGGAACAGGGGAAAGAGGCAGCTCGTGCCGAAAAAGAAAATTTAGACGACGGCGTTATTAGAGTTGATTTAAGAAATTTTAAACAAGAACAAGAAGATGCCGTTCAAGAACAAGAGCCAGAGAGCAGCATGCTGGAACCAGTGGAACAAAGCAACGAAGGCGGGGAAGAAACCAACGTGGGATTGCAAGCAGTGGGAGAAGAAAACAAAGAGCCCGTTGCGCAGGAAGAAACTGTATTAGAAGAAATTACAGAAGAAGAAGTCCAAGAGCAAACAGCGGAATTAGCTGACGAGATTGAAGAAGCCATTGCAGAACAACAAAAAAGCGGCATTGAGCTACCTGAAAACATCCAAAAAGTTGTAGACTTTATTAATGACACAGGGGGCACTCTTGAAGATTATGTGCGTTTAAATCAAGATTATTCTCAGCTTAATGAAGCACAATTGCTAAGAGAATATTACGAAAGCACAAAGCCACATTTAGACAAAGAAGACATTGATCTTTTGATGGAAGATTTTTCATATGATGAAGAATTAGATGATGAAAGAGAAGTGCGTAAAGTTAAGCTTGCTTTTAAAGAAGAAGTGGCTAAAGCTAAAAATCATTTAGAAGAACAAAAGTCTAAATATTACGAAGAAATAAAAGCTGGCTCAAGGTTAACACCAGAACAGCAGAAAGCAGTTGAATTTTTCAACCGCTATAATAAAGAAAACGAGGAGGTCACTCGCATAGCTGAAAAACAAAAAAAGACGTTCTTAAAAAGAACTGATGAGGTGTTCTCAAACGAATTCAAAGGTTTTGAATATAATGTTGGGGATAAGAAATATCGGTTTAATGTTAAGGATGCCTCACAAGTGAAAAACGTGCAGTCTGATATTAACAATTTTGTCAAAAAGTTTTTGGATGAAAATAATAACATGAAAGACGCTAAAGGTTATCACAAATCATTATTTACAGCCATGAATGCCGACGCTATTGCAAACCACTTTTATGAACAAGGCAAAGCTGATGCGCTTAAAGAAAGTATTGCAAGATCTAAAAATGTAAATATGGATCCACGCAAATCTCACGAGCCAGTAACAGATACCAAAGGATTTAAAGTAAGAGCAATATCCGGTGATGACATTTCTCGCTTAAAAGTGAAAATTAGAAAATAACAATTTAAAATTAAAAAACTATGAGTTTTGCATCACAAGGGGCTTATCCTGCTGGATTAACCCCATCACCAACTAAAACGTTGTTTGATAAAAACTATCTTTCTATCGCGGACAACGATTTTAACTTTACTAAACAATTCTTGCCAGAAGTATATGAAAAAGAAGTAGAGCGTTACGGAAACCGTTCTATCTCTTCTTTCTTGCGTATGGTAGGTGCTGAAATGCCAATGGCTTCTGACGAAGTTGTATGGACTGAGCAAGGCCGTTTGCACGTTGCATATAATGATGCTTCTGCAAATACCACTACTAACGTAATCAGCATAACTGGTCACGCTGTACGTGTAGGTCAAACCGTTCTTATTGCTGAAGGTTATGTAAGCGTAAAAGCAATCGTACTTTCTGACAGCTTTGGAGCGAATTCATTCAAAGTTGCGCCTTATGCTGCTCAAACTTTGACTGCTGCTGGTTTAACTTCAGGAACTGACGTTACAGTTAAATTATTCGTTTATGGTTCTGAATTCAAAAAAGGAACTGCTGGAATGGACGGATCAATTGACGCTGGTTTCCAAAAATTCTCTAACTCACCAATTATCTTAAAAGATAAATACAACATCAACGGTTCTGACACTGCTCAAATCGGATGGGTTGAAGTAACAAGTGAAATGGGAACTTCTGGATACCTTTGGTATTTGAAGTCTGAGCACGAAACTCGTCTTCGTTTTGAAGATTATCTTGAAATGAGCATGGTAGAAGCTGAAAAAGCTGTTACTGCTGGGGCTGGATCTGAAGCCAATGATCAAGGTTACCGTGGTACTGAAGGTCTTTTTGCTGCTATTGAGTCTCGCGGATTGGTATTCAACGATCACGATTTCAATAACTCAAGTGGACTTTCTGGTCTTGCTGAATTTGATTTAATCCTTCAAGAGCTTGACAAGCAAGGCGCTATTGAAGAAAACATGCTTTTCTTAGATCGTGGTACTTCTTTGGCTATTGACAATATGCTTGCGCGTGCTAATTCTTATGGAACTGGCGGTACTTCTTACGGAGTATTTGATAACAGCGAGGATATGGCTCTTAACTTAGGATTTAGCGGATTCCGTCGTGGATCCTATGATTTCTATAAGACTGACTGGAAATACTTGAACGACGCTGCTACTCGCGGACTTACTCAAGATATTGATGGTGTTCTTGTTCCTGCTGGTGTATCTACTGTTTATGATCAAACATTAGGTAAAAACATCCAACGTCCTTTCTTACACGTTCGTTATCGTGCTTCTGAAGCTGATGATCGTCGTATGAAGTCTTGGATCACTGGATCAGTTGGAGGAAATTATACTTCTGACATCGACGAAATGAACGTACACATGCTTTCTGAGCGTTGTTTGTGTGTTCAAGGAGCTAACAACTTTATCTTGTTCAAAGATACTGCTAGCTAATATTTATTTGGGAATAGGGCCCTTCGGGGCCCGTCTCCCTTATTTTAACTTTTTAATTTTATTATATTATGGCAACAAAAAAAACAAGT